GCTTGCGCCGCAGCGTACTGGATAAGCATTTTCAAAGCAGTTTGCGCGAAGCTGGCGGCCAGGTCTTGGAACGACAATTTGCCGGTGGTCACAAAGTTGTACAGCGCGTCCGTCAAGCCGCTGAAAGCACCATCGAAAAGCGTTTGGGTTTGCGCGGCTACGTCCGTCGCTTCCGTCAGGTAATTGTTCCACGATTCAGAAGCGCCGAGGAAGAACGAACCGGACGCTTCGTCGACCTGATTGTAATAGTCCTGCTGCAGCACCAAACGGGCGGCCAGTGCTTCCTCTAAGATGTCGGTCTCTTGTTGATACAGGTCTTCGCTGATCTGCCCTTTGTTAAGCTGAGCGTTCAGCTTGTCGAGCTCGGACTGATACTCCTTGCGGATCGCCAAGTCTTCTTTCAACCGTTCGCGCAGCTTCTCGCCGGAGCCAAGTCCGGCCAGTTGCGAGTCAAGACCCTCCTGCGCACTCTGCAGCTTCGACGCTTGGTTCTCTTGGAACGCAGCCAGCTTGCCGGCTTCCTCCGTCGCCTGCTTACGCGCAGCGACTTCCTGCTCTAGTGCCACGTTGCGCTTTAGCTGGGCAGTGATCAGCGCTTCGCTCGCAAGGAGCGACTTCTGGTCAGCGGTTTGGATGTCCTTCGATTTGATGTCGGCGATCTGTTGTTCAAAGCGCGCCAAGGCTTGCGCCTGGGTGCCGAGCTTTTCGCTGGTCTCCGACTGGAGTTGAAGCGCGGCGGCCTGCTGACGCAAGCTGTCGAGCATCTTCTGGCCGGCGTCTTCACGAACGGCTTTAACCTTCGGCGCAGCGGCGGCTTTGTACTGCTCTTCAGCGGCCTTACGCAACTGGGCGATCTGCGCTTCGCTGTACTGCACTCCCCGGGCGGCTGCCGCGGCGACCTGCTTATCGATCTCTGCGAAACGCTTGGCGAGCTTGTCAGTCTTCGGTGCCGTTTCGTCCAGGGACTTGTTCAACGCTTCAACAGCGGCAATGCCGCGTTTGTCCTGCGCAACAACGTTCGCCTGAACGGCGGCGCGCTTTCGGCTCTCTTCCTGCTGCACGAGCAAGTCGGTGATCTGCCTTTCCGTGGCTTCGCGTCGGAAGTCGTCGTTTGGGGTGGCGCCAAATCCGCTGCCCGGGGCGTTGTTGATCGCGTCCGCGTTGGCGATGTCCTGCAGCCGGTCGTTCAGCACTTTGAGTTTCTGCTCGAGCGTAGACTCACGCCCGATGTCGAGGAACGCGTCCCACGCGTCCTTAGCCGCGTTCTTCACAGCCGTCCAGGCAGATTCGACGTATCCGAGGTTATCGCGTACACGGTCGGCACGGGTAGTCAGCGCCTCAGCGTAGGCCTGTTCGGCCAGGTTGGCGGCGCCCTGCGCATCGCCTTGGCGTTGCAGCGCTTCGATCTGCGCGTAGGTCGAAGCGGTCAAATAGTTCAGGGAGTCGTTCAACTCTTTTGAGAACTTGACCGGATCTTTCGCCAGTTTCTCGAAGTCCTTGACGGTTTCAGACGCAGCTTTGCCGGTGGCTTCCTGCATCTTCAACGCGGCGATAGCGATGCTGTCGAACGAGGATGCAGGGATCTTCCCGGAGGCTGCCAGTTGCGCCAAGACAGCGGCGGCCGCGCCGATAGTCCCTACGGACTGGCTGACCGCTTGCGCTTGACTGGCGAGCGCATCAGCGTTGGTGCCGGCGGCGTTGCCGCTAAGGATCAGCGCTTTGGTGAATGCAGTCGCTTCGTCGCTACCCTGCTTATAGGCCAGGGCGAGTACAGCAGCGGCAGCGGCAGCTACGGTGAAAGGGTTGACGAGGCCGAGGACGTAACCGCCGAGAGCTTTCGCCGCAGGGCCGATGCCGCCGAACATGTCCTTGAGCTGGCCGCCCTGTTGGAGCAGAACGGTAAGTGGGGCTTGCCCGGATTGGAGCGAGACGGCGATGTCAGTGAACTGTGCCGGCACGCCGCGCAAGTTGGCGGCGAGCTGCTTGGCCGACAGGCCGTTTGCATCCAGTTGCTTGGCGTTCTTACCGATCGCGGTACCGGTCTGCTCTACGGCCTTGCGGGTTTCGTTGAGCTTGGCGAGGTACGCATTGTAGTCGTCGACAGGAAGGCGCCCCGCATCGCGGTGCGCTTTGAGCTGCTGCTCCATCTTGTCGAGGCGGGAATAAGCGGCGATGGTCGGGTCGATCTGCCCGACCAGTTTGTCCAGGGCGTTGCCTTGGCGCTGCGCTTCCTTGGTCGCAGAAGCCAAAGCGCGTTCGGCCTGATTCATACCGCGCTCGAAGCCTGCGGTATTAGCCACGAGATCAACAGTTAATTGCCCGAGGCTGCCTACCGCCATAGCTATTGTTTCCTTGAGGCTTGCAGAATTTTCATGAAGTCTTGCGGCGTAGCATAACGCAGTTCGTCGTCAGATTCCCTGTTAGGGATAAAGTCAGCGACCTTTACGTTTTTGTTGCCCATTAGTTGCGCGCCAGTGCTGCAGATCAATGCGGCGGCTTGCTCTACGCGTTCAGCGATGTTCAGGCCCCCATGGCGCTTGATGTACTGAGCCCATTGTCGCGCTTCGACCAGTGACAGGTTCTGTTGGGCTTCGGCGATCGTTCGACCGCCTACGCCATTCAGAACTAGTTCGAACCAGAGGTCTTCGGGGGCTTCGTCTTTGCAGATTGCGCTTCGTTAACCGCGGTGATCAGTGCGAGGAACAGCGTGTCACACATCGCGCCGCGACCTTCGATCCCTGTCGTACCGAGGATGTCAGCCGTGGAGAAGATCGGGCCGCCCTCTTCGTCACACACCATGGTCGCGATCCGTGCGGCCAAGTGCTCCTGGTTACCCTCGGCAGCTTTCCACGTGTTGGTGATCGTGTGGTAAGACGCCAGGCGCACGCAGATGTCTGCTTCCAGCTCTTCGCCTTCCGTGTTGTGCCATTTGATCTGGCGCTTTACGAAAGGCTCTTTGACGAACGCGCCTTGAGCAACGAGGTCTTTAAGGTTCAGGGACATTGGTTAGCTCGACGACTTAGGGACGAGGACAGGATCGCCCGATACTTGAATGCCGACGGTCGATGTGACCATGGTGTTCAGCGCGAAGGTGAACGGGAAGCTGTTCATGTAACCTTCGAAGGTGATCCAGCTACGGGTTGGTGGCAGAACGAATTCATCGTCGCCCGAACTGTCGAGGCCGGTGGTCGGGTTTTCGGTGCCGTCAGACAAACCGATAGCCCATTGCAGGGTGACGCCAGCGGACTTCAGTTGGTGCAGACGGATGTGGTTCACGTCGGACGGATCGAACATCAGTCCGAAAGTCGCCGCGCCTGGAGTGGCGAGGCCGGCTTCGTACGTGCGCGCCAGGTCGTTCAGACAGGTCGTTTCGATCTGGTCGATCGCGGTGTCAATACCGTCGATAGAGGTGATGCAGCCCACGTCAAGCAGGGCGCCAGTGTCTGGGTCGATCGTAAACAGATCGCTCCCCTGTGATTTTAGGGTCATGGGTGCAGCCTCGTTGAGTTATGAACGTTCGCCCGAAGCATATCACGCGCCGGGGGTTTCGCAAATCAGGTCCGTTCGACCAGCCAATCCAGGTCGAAGCTGGTTCGGTACAGCTTCGTTTCCTCGTCGCGCATATCGCCGCGGTAACCGGTCACGTAGGATTGTTCCTCTATCGCGTATCGGATCGCTTTAGCGACGGCGGTTGTCGATTGGGTTGTCAGGCCGTACACGTCCACCTGAAGGCTGGCGCGGTCGGCATCAGGCCGACAGTTCAGCATGTTAAAAGGCGAACCGCCGACCCACTGGTAGACGACGTAGGGCTTCAGACCGTCTTGCGGACTTTGGCCGAACGGATAGATGCGCGGCGACGTTCCACCGAGCAGTGCCTGGACGGCCGTATCAGCTTTGCACACCGAGTAGAAGGGTACGTCCATCAGTTGAGCCCCAATTTGACGAGCTGGAATTTTGCGCTAGAAAGAAATTCTTGAAACACGGCTTGCTGGTTTTGGCCGAGAGCATTCCGCATGAAGGGTTGCGCGCGATTCTTCGATGTACCCAGTTCGACCCACCACCAGTAATACGTATTGCCGCCTCGCTGCCCGCGTTTCGTCTTGCGTACGCCGACCGATATTTTGGTGCTACCGGTCTCGTTGAAGAATTTCGTGTCTTCGACTAGAGCGATGTTTTTCGAGATATCCGGCGCAGTGGTCGGATCATCAATCGCGCCGGCACGCTGGATGGCGTCCTTCAAAACGATGTCCATGGCGTCTTTCGCCGCTGGCACGACAACCTGGCGCTGCAGCTCTTGTGGCAGCGTGCGAAAAACACGGCTTAGCTCGTCAGCGCCTTTTAGCTTGTAGGTGATGTAGTCGGCCATGTCGTCGCCCTCAGTTTGCCGGGAGTTTATCACAGGCAAGAAAAAGCCCTGAGTTTTTAGGTCAGGGCTTTTATCGTGCATCCAGGCGTTGGTTATGCGGCGGAGCCGCTATCCCAGTCCGGGACGCCGAACGGTGCAGCGCTGGTCAGACCGAAGTGGTTGCTCAAAGCGATCAGGTTGGAAGCGACAGGGCTTTCTTCTTCGCCACTACCCGTTCGCCATTGCGTCAAGGTGAGTTCATGCTTGATGTGCTCACCTCCGTATGGCTGGGCGTAAGCCACCGCGCGGCAAATGCTCTCTCCGAAACCGACACGCTCGTAAGCGTAGGCGCCGAAGGAAGCGAAGCACATCGCCAGGGCGAGACCGATAAAACTCAGACAGCGTTTGATCATCATTCTGAAACTCCATTGCAATGGTATGTATTCCGGAAAGTGCAAGTTACTACGCCAAGCGCTTGAACGCAAACGACGCGATGCCTTCTCGGCCGAGTTCGGTTTCCGCCCAGTTCACTTCCATGCACTCGAA